GTATACTAATGAAGCTGGATTCGATGTATTCCAACAAGCTTTAAAAGATGATGCATTGAACTCAGGTTTAACCTTTATGGCAGATTCTGGAAACAGATTTATGCAAGGTGAAGGTCAAAACATTACTTATAACTTTGCGTTTGACTCTATGGTTACTCGTGAAACAGGTAAGGTTGAATTGATTCACTTGAAAGAGTTGGATTTACCACAAACTAATTTAGAGTTTGGTCAAAACAAGAAGTCTACCCCAGTATTTATGGTATTTGATGTTTCTCCTTCAGGAGATGGTTCTTTGATGAACAACATTAGAGAAGTACGTATGAAAGGTGCTCCTTCTATGACTTGGGGTTATATTGATGGTACTGCACATCACTTAGGTTTTGCGAAATCTCAAGGAATGAGTTCTGCTAACAAATTCCCAGGGTATGAAATCTGGATGAAAGATAGATGTGATGTTTTTATTGAAGACTTGTCTCGTACAGTTCTGATTGAAGAAATACCACAATTCTAAGGTAAGAATTAGAATGAAATTAATCCCCTCTTACTAGAGGGGATTTCTTAAAAAGTACTGGCTTTAAGTCTACTCTTTGATGAGGGTACTTTACTAATAAATCAAAACTACATATAGAAATGGGTAAAATAGGAAAAATCTCTGTTATCAAGAGAGAGTACGGAAACTCTGGTATGAAAACTATGCAGAGTGAATTAGCAAGAGCAGGTATGACCAGAATTCCAGGTACTGGAGTATTCAAGTATCCTTATAAAGAACTCGATGGTAAGTATCGAACAGGGTTAGATCCTGATGCAGCTTATATTCGTAGAATCCAAGATACTACTGAGAGAAAATTAGAAGTAGAGAGAATTAAAAAAACTCTAACTAGACTAAAAGCAACTCTCGGAGATATAGATTTAGGACCTCGTTCTACTTTTTGGAATTATAGTTTAGCAACGACTACAACTGATTCAAATCACATTCAACCAGTTAAACTAAAAGATGGTGATAACTTCTTTGATTGTGAAATTCCTTTTCAAGAGATCGCTTTCTGTTGGTTAAGAGTACACCCAACAATTGCTTCGAGCTTTCAAGCTTGGGAGCGTGGAGATTTTCCTGCAGACACTCACTTCTATGTAGCAGATGAAGAAATAGAGCAAGCTCTTATCTTCAGAAAGAAAAAACAAATAAATACAGCTATTGCTAAGTTTGATGCAATGACACCTACGAAGAAAAAGAAAGTAGCTCGTATGTTAGGTTTAGCAGTTAGTGATGAATCAGGAGAGGAATTAGTTTATAATCAAGTAGATAACGTTCTTAAAAAAGGTGAATTCGAGAAAGGTAAGTTCGCAGGACTTAGCACAATTGAAGTCTTTGGTCGATTTGCAGATATGAAAGAAAATCTGTTACATATCAAAGATTTAGTTTCTCAAGCTATTACTCATTCTATTTATAGAGCGAAGCCTAGTGGTAAGATTTATGAAGGAGAATATGAGATAGCTAAAGATGAGGAAACTTTAATTACCTATTTAATTGATGAGGATCATCAAGATGAATTGTTAACTTTAGAAGGTAAGCTGAAAGCAAAGAAATTGACAGCAATATAATACTAAAATTATGATAACAGTAGATAGTTTATTATACAAAATAGATCAGAAGTTAAATAAACTATCTTCTAATTCTCATCAAAGAATTCAGTTAGAGGATAAAATCTTAGCTCTTAATGAAGCTCAGATTAAACTCATTAAACAAAAAATTGATGGTATTAGTGTTGTAAGTGGGTTAGGTCGAGATTCTTTTAAGAAAAGATATGATGATTTGCAGATCTTAATGGAAGATTACAAAGATCATCCTTTGGATTTAGAGGAAGATAATAAAACATTAAACCAATGGACGGCAGATATTAGAGAGTTAACACCCCCCTATATGTTTCATGTGGATAGTTATTTCTTAGCTGATAAAGGTCAATGTAAGAATAGAATCATCTGGACAAACACAGAACTTTTGAAACATGGTGATGTACAGTTTCTGTTACATAATGACCATACTAAACCATCTTTTGAATATCAAGAGACATTTAGTTCTATTTCTACAGATAAAATAAGTATATTTACAGATGGGACGTTTACTCCCACAAAACTATATCTTATGTACATTCGCTACCCTGCGTATATTAATAAAGCTGGGTACGTTATGTTGAACGGGGAAGACTCAGTTGATACCAATTGTGAACTTGCCAGTTATCTAGAAGATGAAATCCTAGACTTAGCAGTTCAAAATTTAGCGATGTACACAGAAAATTCTTCTGCTGTGCAAAGTGCTCAGTTTAGAATACAAACAAATGAGTAATACGAATAATAATAATAATAATTTAATTTAAAAAATTTTAAGCAATGGCTGATTTTTCTTTAACAACAGTAGTGGTAGTCCCACCTGCAGGTGTGCCAATAGTGGCAAACTCTACACAAGACTTACTTGCTGGTGAAGTAGGATTTTACGGACCTGATTACGTAGCTGCAACAGCAGGAAATATAGGAGCAGATCCTTATTTCTACGTAGCACAGGGAAGAGATAATACTTACCTTCAAGGAACAAAACGCTCAGATAAAATATCTGCAGCAAACGTAACAGAATGGTATAAAGTGATTGGTTGTCCAACACCTAATAACCAAATAATGGAGATAGGAGACTTTACTGCTCAGTGTGGTGATGTTTTAACCTTGACCTTAAGAGGACATTCTAGTTATCTAGATACCTTATATTTTAATGGATTTACACGTTCAGTAACTATTCAAGCACCTTGTTGTGATTGTGATGATGATCCTTGTGTAGATGTAGATGCTGAAGCATTAGTTGACGCTTTATTAGTAAAGCTTGCTGCTAAAGCACCAGGAATTAATTCTGACAATATCCATTTGGAACAGTTCTACACTTTTACGAAGTCTGGTACTGGAGCGACCACCAAATTGGTTATCGAGGGGAAACCCGTAACTAAATATGGCCAACCTTGTGATGTTGCAGCTTATCCTGCAGAGTATGACAGATTATGGTTTAATGCTTGGGTGATTGAAGGCCCTGCAACAACTGTTGATTTTATTGTATATGATGAATGTGAAGTTGTAGCAACAACTACTATTACACAAACTTCTAACTATGCAACTGGAACTGCTGAAGAAATTGCTCAACTTGAGAAGAATCATTATAGTTACCAAGCAGGTTACTTGAAACATCTTTTCAGAACAGCAGGTTATAACCAAAACTTCGAAAGTTTAGTTGTAGCTGGAACTAATTACACTACTTATTACATCAAGTTTAATGGAGTTGATAAGAGTGAGTATAAGTGGGGAGACTATATTCCAGAAGACAGCACAATTATCATGGCAATTCCTGCGGGAGATGCTGCTGCTTTCGAAGCGATCTTAGTAGCTGCTTTAGGAGCTGTGTCTGCAGATAATGGTTGTGTAACCACAACTACTACTGTAGCACCAACGACAACTACTACTACTACAGGAGCATAAGTAGTAATAAATAGTATAACCTAAATGTCAGGGGAAAGAGGATAACTCCTATCCTCTGGCATTTTTTTATTTTTAAAAGATGGCTGATTTAAAACTAGACTTATTTGTATTAGAAACATATAATGTGAAGACAGTAGCATTCGCGGATGCTTCTGTATATCCAAATGAACCACCAGAGGTGACACTTCCTACAATTAGGATTACTCCTCCAGGGTTTAATGAGGTAGCACTTCCTTTTATAATGCAAAATTATAATGTATTCAATTCTGCATCCTTGTTGATTTCAGAAGTAGGTACAGACGAACCTCTTCCTGATGGTATATGGCATGTGAACTACAGTGTTTTCGATACTGAAACAGTATGTGTATCTAAATCATTTATGAGAGTAAACAAAATTCAAGAGAAATTTGATAACGCGTTCATGACATTGGATATGATGGAATGCGATAGGATGATTAAAGCTCAAGCTAAAATAGACTTAAATTCTATTTATTACTTTATTCAAGGTTCTATTGCAGCTGCAAATAACTGTGCTGAAATACAATCTGAGAAATTATATGCTAAGGCAGATAAGATGTTAGATCGTTTTTTGAGCAATAATTGTGGATGTAATTAATCTTAAATAGGTAATAAGATGAGTAGATGTAAAAAATGTGGAACCAATGTAGGCTGTGGATGCCAATTAGTCAATGGACTATGTGCAGGATGCAGAGCTATACTTAAAAAAATTAAACTCTTATGCTAACTACTAGAATGACTGAGTGTATCCAATGTGGAGATATTCTAACATTGATATCAGAAATTGATTGTAAGATTACAGAGATTAGTGGAAAAATATACAATAGTCTTGTATATGCTCTTAATCCTTGTAATTCTTCTTGTGATGCAGATGGGATGGGAGATCTTTTAAATTATAGAAGAATCTTAGTACATAAGTGGTGTAATTCTGAGTACACTAGTGATTTTTCTGTAGAACAGATTGCTAGTAAAGTTAAGTTGATGACAGTAGGATGTATACCACAGGAATGCTGTGATACTTGTCCTTCTACGACAACAACGACAACAACTGTTGCACCTACAACCACCACAACAACGACAACATAAATGAAAAATTAATTTAATAAAAAAGATATGAGTTGCAAGAATTGTTATAACGGGTGCGCAAGCACAACCTCTGATAAATGTGTAAAATACACAGGAATAGATATTCCTGAATTAGGAATAGAAAATGGAGATAGTTTAGCTTCTGTAGAAAGTGTACTTATTACCAATCTTCAGTCAGCCTTAAATGGTACTGGAATAGTGATGACTATAGACCCAGAAATATTATGTGATATATTAAATGCTTTCTTGCCTAACTCAGGTACGATTACTCTAGTAGATTATATATCAGCTCTTATTCAAGCTACTTGTAGTTTAAGTGATGAAGTAGATTCTCTCGGGGATAACTGGGGAGTACTTGAAGCTAATTATACAGTAGGATGTCTTCCTGGTGTATCTGCCAATGATGGTACTCATATTATACTACAAGCTGTAATAGATTTTCTTTGTTCCCTAGATGCTACTGTAACAGCAATAGCACTAGATTTAAGTACTAACTATACAACTACGGCTGATTTACCTGCTCTTATAATTGAGACTATTGGAGAAGAGCCAGAGACCTCTTTATATAAAAGTAGAATGGTACCTATGACTGTAGTTGAATACTATGGCTCTGTTGGGAACTTTGATGGTTCTGGTGCAGGTTTAGGAGACTGGATAGATATTTATTTATGTAATGGTGAAAATGGTACTCCTGATAAGAGAGGACGAGTGGGAGTAGGAACAACAACTGGTATGAATGGAGGGGCAATGTCTCCTGTAGTAGATCCTGCAGTAGTAGGTAATCCTGATTATACATTATTAGGACCAGGAGGTTCTAACACAGTAACCATTAGTATGGCACAAATGCCATCACATAATCACACTGCTACATTTTCAGGCAGTCCTCACGCACATAGTATAGATAATGTACTCAAAGCAGGAGGAGCAACTAGTACTGTACTTACTAACCAAGACAATACAAGTCATACTGTTATTACATCAACTGGTAGTACAACTGCAGGAGGAAGTGTAACTGTAAATAATACAGGCTCAGGAGAGGCTCATGAGAACATTCAGCCTGTACTACCTTGTTACTATATAATGTACATACCATCATAGAAATTTAAACGATGACAGGAATTATAACTTTAACATCAGCAGGATTGGACACAGGCCCATTTAACATCTATTCAGATGTAGATGGCTATGTGCTTCCTTTTGAGAATTTAATAGATAAAGCTGTATTACTTGTAGGATATCCTGTAGACACAATACCCTCAGGTACACAGACTGTAAGAATACAATCTATAAATTCTAATTGCACTAATTATGTAGAAATTGAATTATGACAGTATATTTAACTTTAACATCAGCAGGAGCAGATACAGGCCCATTTGACCTGTACTCAAATTTAGATGGCTACACTACTCCTTTTGAAACAGGAGTATTAAAGACAACTCTTCAGGTAGGATATTTTACAGAAGTTCCTGATAATACAACTACTGTTAGAATTAAATCTGAAGGTGATTGTATTAATTATGTAGATATTCTTTTAAGGGATGTAGTTTGTGAACCTCTTAGTGGTGTTGCAGAAAGTACTACAACGACTACAACTACTGTACTTATTGCTTGCAGTGAAACAGCAGCGTCTGGCGGAGTAGGTATTACTGATTATTATATTAGTTTAGATGAACCATCAGGAGGACCAATTGCTATCCAATTTGACCCACAAGGAGTTCCTGATAAATTAGAACTTATACATAATGGAATTAAAGTAGCTACAACAGCATTTCTCCCAGGATTAAATGCTGGGCCATTTGATGATGTATATGGAACAGAGCCAACTAATGTGATCCCAGTTCCTCTTGATGTTGCTTCTATTGATCAGTTTATAGGAACAGCTAAAGCTGTAGCTCCTACAAGAGAAACAGAATTTCAATCTGAGACAGGAATGTCTAATACTTTAGAAGTACCTTACCAACAATGGATATGGTGGGTTTATGATGCGAGTGATTATATTGCATCTTCCATAGTACAGATAAGAATAACAGGTTCTACTGGAACAGGATGGAGTTTCAAAAGAAGTTGTCCAGAAGTAACAACAACCACTACTACGACAGTGTAATAATTTAAAAATTAAGAAAATGGCATTAACAGTATTAATCACATTGACATCAGCAGGAAGCGACCTAGATAACTTTGGGTTATACTCTGATACAGATAGTTACGTTACACCTTTTGAGACTGGTATAACTAGAGGACAATTATTAGGAGGATACACTTCTGTAGTAGTGCCAGATGGTACAACAATTATTAGAGCAACATCAACAGGACTTTGTACGAATAGTTTAGATATTCCTGTAGTTCCTAGTACAACAACAACTACTACTACTGCTGCTCCTACTACGACTACGACAACCGTAGCTCCTACGACTACAACTACAACGACAGTGGCCCCAACTACAACTACAACTACGACAGCAATACCACAACCAATAGTAGGTTCTATATCTAGTACAACGGATGTAACAACTGCTTGTGGATTAACACAAGATACTGTTGTATACGTACATACAATTGGAGACCCTACAGGTCAAGTTATATCTATAGGAGATGTTGTATATACTACTAATGCACTTACAACACCTTTTGTAGGAAATAGTAATTATTATAAACTAGATTGTACTACTAGTTTAGTGACTATAAGTTGTCAAATAGATGGTTCTGGGACCCTTATAGGTACCTCATCAATATGTCCTTAAAGATGTATAATAACTAGATCAGTTAGTTTACAACGAGTGGACTAACTGATTTAATTTTGGTTGGTGAGAAAGTATTATTTATCTTTACCTTAATTTCATAAATTAATAACAAATGGCAACAGGAAGAAAATTAGTAAGTGACGTAAGGAGTATGCATAAGTTATTAAGTACTGATGCCAGTATTACTGATCGTGCTATACTATCTGAAATTAAAAACAATTCATTACTATTAATAAAAAGAGAGACAAATCTTAGAAAGCTTTGGGCAACTGATACGCTTTTTACGACTATGCCTTGTCTAGAAATGATAGAAGTTCCTATTAGTGAATGTTGTGGATATGTAGACCCTTGTACAATTTCGAGGAGTAAGCATAAGATTCCCAATATCGCTGAAGGTAATTATCAATATCTTATCCAGGGGGTGTATTCAATAAATGCCTTAGGAGGAACAGGAACCAAGATTAAAGAGATTACTGTTAATAGATATACAAATTTATTGAAATTGTCTGCTCGCAATAAGACAGACATTTATTACATGCTAGTTAATGATTACTTGTATGTAACGAATCCAGATATTCAAGCTATTAGATTTGCAGCTATGTTTACTGAAGATGTTCCTAATGAATTATTATTCCCTGAATGCTGTTGTGGTGACGATATTACTCAAGAAGATTTATGTAAAAATCCCCTTGATAGAGAATTTCCATTACCAGGTTATTTAATGAAGCAGACCTTACAATTAGCATCTCAAACATTACTAGGTACATATTTTTCTTTAAAGAGTGACAACACAGTTGATGGTCTAGATGGGCAATCACCTGAGATGGGTAGAAAAAAATAAATAATGAGTAGAACTAAAGTAGATTGGAGGTCTTATGGTAAAACTAATTATAAGGAGTTTTGTAAGAAGTTTCCTCAAATAAAACTTACATACGATGAATGGAGAAATATACTTTACGCTTATAGTGAGGAGTTTAAGTTCTACATTCTAGAAACAGGAGAAAAGGCTAGATTACCTTTTGGGTTTGGAGACATATCCATAGGTAAGAAATTTAGAAAAAAGACTAGAGGGCCTAACAATGAATACATTAATCTTCCAGTAGACTGGAAGAAAACTAAAGAAAGGGGAAAAAGGATCTATAACTTCAACTATCACACTGAAGGGTATTTCTTTGGTTGGATATGGTTCAAGAAGACTGTTCAAATAAAGCATACTGATTTATGGTACTTTAAACCCTCTAGAGTTACATCTAGAACATTAGCTCATTATATATTTTCAGATAAGAAATATATGAATTTGTATAAGGAGTGGAAAGCATAAAAATGTAAGTCAGAAACAAGTGTCGCTTACGTCATATTTAATAGTTAAATGTGTTTATACACTTCTATAAAATAAAATTATGGCACATTACTATAAGTATGACTTTATTTCCCCAACACCTATATACGCTATAGTTAAGGAGGAGCTTAAAAGTTACTTCGATACAGGAATTGTTGACGACCTTATGTTTCCTACATACCTTAAAAAATGTATGGATAAACTAAGTAGAGCTACAATGCCAATCTTAGAAGTTCCTTTAGATGTAGAAGATTTCTCTACTAGATTACCAGATAATTTTCACGCGGCCAGAGAAGTTTGGATGTGTGCAGAGATACCACTACCAACTTGGAAAGACCCTAATTCATTTTATTCTCAGTCAGGAACTTGTACAATACAAATCACTCCTATAGTTATGGGAGGACAACCTTGTGATGGCGCTTGTGCTGACCCTGCTTGTCCTGATTGTACTGCTGTGCCTGTTCAACCTACGTGTGATGATAGTACACAAGCTGTATATAAAACTAATAATCTTTTTGATAGAGCTTACAAACAAATGTATTTGCTTAAGCCTGGAAATATTTCAGCTAGAAAAAACTGTTCTGTAGATTATAATAAAAATTGGACTAGTTATGGACAAACTCCTGGGTCTAGTCGAATAGACTCTTTTGATATTAGAGATAACAAACTTCTTACTAATTTTAGGGAAGGGAAACTTCACTTAATTTTTTATGGGGAGAATGTTGATGCTTGTAACAATCAAATGGTGCCAGACAACTATCGTATTAAAGAATATGTAGAAGCCTTTATCAAGTATAAAGTATTTGAAGTAATTTCTAATCAGGTTAATGATGAAACTTTCAAACAAGTGCAGTCAAAAATGATCTACTATAAGGGATTGTCTGATGAGGCTTTTATCATGGCTGACATTGAAGTTAAAAAAGAAACTATTGCGAAGAAAATGAGAAAGATTCGTAAAGATAAGACTAGATTTGGGATATATGAAAGTTTGACTCCTTCAAAAAGACTTGGACGAAGACGTAACAATTACTAATAATGGCAAAAAAACAAACAAAGGATAAGGTTCAGTCAGTGTCCAACGTAATTAGAGAGTACAATGTAGCCAGACTAGGAATGGATATGGATAGCAGTGAAGCCCAAATTGTTAAGGGTAAACTTTCCTATGCATTAAATGCTGTAGTTGAAAACTTTGATTCAAATTCTATTAATTATCAGAACGAGCCTGGTAATATCCATTGTTTAGAATTTCCCCCAGATTATATCTTAA